GCCGAGCGCCAACTAGGAAGCCCGGCAGGCCTTCCCCCGCGATCATCTCTGACCACCGGAGGCGGCCATTATGGCGGCGTTACCGCCAGCTACAAGCGCGACTGTCGAGGCGATATATACGTCGTACGAGAGGGCCAGGGCCGGGGAGCACAGACCCCACCTCGGGGCGTCGCTCATTGGGCACGATTGCGACAGGTTCCTGTGGCTGACATTCCGACACGCCATGGCGCCGAAATTCTCGGGACGAATGCTTCGCCTGTTCGAAACCGGCAATCTTGCGGCGCCGCGCTTCGTGGCGGATCTGCGCGCTATCGGGTGCGAGGTCAGCGAAGAACAGGAGCCCGGCAAACAGTGGCGGGAAACAGCCGTTGATGGGCATTTTGGATCAGCCATAGACGGCGCAGTGCTTGGCCTACCGGAGGCGCCGAAGACGTGGCACCTCGTCGAGATGAAGACGCATAACGCAAAGTCATTTTCTTTGCTTGTTTCAAAGGGAGTCCGTGAGGCAAAGCCACAGCATTACGCTCAGATGGTCGTTGGCATGGAGCTGCATGGGTTCACCCGTGCGCTTTATCTCGCCGTCAACAAGGACAACGATGAGCTTTACTCAGAGCGTATAAAAGCAGACCCCATTGAAGCAGCGCGTTTGTTAGAGCGAGCGCGCCGCATTGTCTATGCCGAAAAGCCACCGGAACGCATCGGGGGCCCGGACTGGTTTCAGTGCAAGTTCTGTCACTTCTATCCGATCTGCCACGAGCGACAGTTCCCGGAACGCAACTGCCGTACATGCGTGCACTCTACCCCAGTCTCTGGGTGTAGGTGGGAGTGCACTATCCACGGCGACATTCGCAAAGACTGCCCAGATCACCAGTACATCCCGGAGCTTGTGCCTGGGAAACAGGTGGATGTGCGTGACGGAAGGGTTGTCTATGAGATGCACGGTGGAGTGGAGTGGGTGGATGGTGGCGACCCACATGCTGCATTGGAAGAAGCATCCCAATGATCAACCTACGTCCATACCAAGCGGAGGCCGTCGAAAGCCTCTATGCATACTTTCAGAAAAACACCGGCAACCCATTGGTTGTCTTGCCAACCGGCTGCGGCAAGAGCCTAGTTCTTTCAGAGTTTATCCGTAGGGCAATTTACGATTATTCAGATACCCGCATTCTCTGCGTAACCCACGTCAGGGAGCTAATCGCGCAAAATTACGCCCAGCTACTGCGCCTTTGGCCCGATGCGCCGGCTGGCGTCTACAGCGCGGGTCTCAATCGCCGGGACTTATACCAGCAGATACTCTTTTGTGGGATTCAAAGCGTCTATAAGAAGGCATCGGCAATCCAGCGAGCGGACTTGGTGCTGATAGATGAAGCCCACCTCATCGGCCGAAATGATGCCGGCATGTACCGACGGTTCCTCAAGGAACTGACTGACATCAACCCATGGCTAAAGGTCGTTGGGCTCACGGCCACGGCATACCGCCTCGACAGTGGGTATCTGCATAAAGGCGATGGCGCCTTGTTCGACGCCATTGCCTATGAGGCCAACCTCGGAGACATGGTCGAGCAAGGCTACCTGTCGCCGCTCACCACCAAAAGAACCAAGACGACGTTTGACGTCACTGGCGTTAAGGTGCGTGGCGGGGAGTTTGTTGCAGGCGACCTTGAGCGCGCAGTCAATGTCCAGGACATCAACGAGGCGATCGCGGCAGAAATCATCGAGAAAGGCGCGGATCGGGGGTCGTGGCTTGTCTTTGCCGCCGGAGTAGACCACGCCAAGGCGCTTTGCGCTCTTCTCCCAGATGCCGCGTGTGTTTTCGGAGAAACTCCAGTCGCGGAGCGCGACCAGATTATCGGTGACTTTAAGCGCGGTCGCCTGAGGGCGCTGGTTAATGTCGGTGTGCTCACGACTGGATTCGACGCCCCGGGCGTTGACCTCATCGCCATGTGCCGCCCGACGAAATCTACCGGTCTCTACGTCCAGCAGTTAGGCCGCGGAACTCGGCTTGCCGAAGGCAAAGAAACATGTGTCGTCCTAGATTTCGCCGGAAACATCGCACGCTTCGGCCCCGCCGACGCTGTACAGCCTCCGGACCCAGGCAAGAAGGGCGATGGGGTCGCTCCTGTTAAAACCTGCCCGCAGTGTGAATCCATCGTACATGCGTCCAGGCGGGTTTGCCCTGACTGCGGTCATGTGTTCCCGGCCCCAGATCCCGGAAAGAAGCTCGCGCACAAAGCAGCGCAAGAGGCGGTGCTTACCCGCGATATCGCCGATACATGGCTCGAAGTCACCGACATCCGGTACCGGGAGCATCTCGGGCAGTCCGGCGTTCCGAGTATGCGCGTCGAATATCAATGCGGCCCGCTCAGCGCATATAGCGAGTACGTGTGTCTGGAGCATACCGGGTATGCGCGGGAGCGCGCCGTCACGTGGTGGCAGAAGCGCGCGCCAGGAACGCAAGTCCCACGCAGCGTCTCGTCAGCAATGCCCGTTGCGGAGCTTCTCCCCCGCCCGACGCATATTCAGGTGCGCCCTGACGGGAAGTATTTCCGCATTCAAGGAGTGAGGTTTAATGGTTGATCCCACAGAGAACGAAATCAACGCGATGCTCCAGGCCGGAAAATCAGGAGGAGACTACCTGGACAGCATAGAGAAGTTTGACTTATCCACGCTTACGCAATCCGAGTACATGACATTTATCGAGGCGGTTATCACGACGTACCTGGACGAGTTGCGCAACACCCCGCCGTTTTAAGGCGCCCAAAATGATGACCGCAGAAGTAGTTGCCTACCCGCAAAACTTCATGGCGGTCCACGGAGACCGCCTTGTTGACCTCGGGTATCACATCATCCCGATCATGCCGGGCTCGAAGGCCCCAGGCGTGTATCGCAGTGGTGTGTGGGGCGGATACCGCGACTGGACGAAGCACTGCGATCGCCCGACGAAGGGGTGGGAGCTTTCCGTCTGGAGGGGATACCCAGGCTGCGGAATCGGCGTCGCGTGCGGCAACACCGTGGCCCTGGATATCGACGTCAAGGATCATGACGTAGCGCTCTCCATCGAGGCCGCCGCCATGCGCACTCTCGGAGAGACCCCGGCCGTGCGCGTCGGCCTGGCGCCGAAGCGGCTGTTGGTATACCGGGCAAAAGGCGTCGTCAGGCCCATCAAACGGCATCCTCTAGAGATCCTCGCGCGTGGCAATCAGTTCGTTGCCTACGCCATTCATCCTATAACCCAAAAACCTTACGAATGGATTAACGAGCCGCTCGACGAAATCATGATCGAACGGTTGCCGGCAGTCACCCAGGAGCAATGCGCTGACTTCTTGGCCGAAGCCGAGCAGATGGTGCCGGAGGATCTGCGCCAGAACAGGCTCACTGGGAACAGATCCTGGGAGAACTGCGCAAATCCGGATCCCCTTGGCACTGTATCCGGGATCACATCGGCGCTGGAGTATCTCCCTAACGAGGATCTCGCCTACGACGACTGGATATGGATGGGCCTCGCCATCAAGGCCGCGTTAGGCCCCGAGGGGCTGCCAGTTTGGCGTGAGTGGTCAGCGCAATCCAGAAAGAACGATCCCGCAGAAACCCTCAAAAAGTGGGCGTCCCTCAAGCCAACCAACATCGGCGCCGGTTCAATCTATTTTTTGGCCCAGAATGCCGGATGGCGCCCAGATATTGGGATGGAGCTTAACGGCACACGCGAGGCCCTGTCGCAGGGTGTGGATGTATCAGATTTTGTAGTAGGATTACAATACTGTCAGCAGACACCACTTCTTACCCCACCACCCCTAGCTTCTGAGCCTTCCGCGCAGCCGCCTGCGGTCCGCGCCCCCGGCATCCTTGGCGATCTCACCGACTGGATCCTGGCCAGCGCGCCGTCCCCTCAGCCGCTGTTGTCGCTTGGGGCGTCAATCGCTTTCGTCGGCGCGCTGCTGGGGCAGCGATGGAAGCTGGCGGACCCCGACACTCGCAGCAACGTCTACATCGCGGCCCTGGCCGGCAGCGGTAGCGGCAAGGAGCACCCGCGATCGATGCTCAAGCTGCTGTCCGGCGCTGCTGGGCTAAAGGGATACATTTCGGAAGAAATTGGCTCGGCGCAGGGGCTCATGGCGAACGTCTGGCGTCACAACTGCCGCGTTTACATGATCGATGAAATCGGGCACTTCATCGGCGGGGTTACCGATCGACGTGCCGCTCAGCATCGCGTCGACATTCTGCCGAAGCTCACCGTCCTGTGGTCGTCGGCATCGACGTACATGGCTGGGCGAGAGTTGGCCGAGCAACGCGATGAATCCGCCCACCGCATGGACGTCGATCAGCCGTGCGTGTGTGTCTACGGCTCGACGGTGCCGGATGTTTGGTGGCGGGCCCTGGCCGGCAGCAATGTGTCGGACGGCAGCCTCGCGCGCTGGCTCGTCTTCCAGAC